CTGCTGGGTAACGTGCGCTTTGCGCTGGGCTAACCGTTCGTGTTCGGCAAGTACGTCATCGGTGGAGCGCTCGCGCAGGCTGGCAACGGCGGCACGGTTTGCAGGCTGTTTGGCACCGCTACGAACCTGCTCCTCACGCTGTTTTTCCACGTCGGCGGCGTGGCGGTCGGCGCAGTTGGCCACCACTTCATAGAGGTAGCCGTGGCCGGTGAGCGGCAGGTGGCTGGGCGGGCGTTCAAGCAACTGGTCAAGCGCGGCAATCCAGACCTTGAGCGGTGCTTCACGGGTGATGCCTTTACGCTCGATCACGCCGCTGGTGATGACGTCCTTCAGCTCGCCCAGCAGGCGGGCGCTTTTGGCGCTGGCCAATGCCCGTGATTTGGGCCGGAACAGGCCGAGGTAGCGCACGATGCGGCTGCTCAGTAAGGCGGGCATTTCCAGCGCGGCGGCCAGCGCCTGGTTGTGTTCGCCCTGGGTGACGAACGCGGCCATGTCGCCGCTCATGCCGCATTCGGGGCAGGTGGCTTTGAGGGTCATTGGTCTTCTCCCTGCTGGCGGTCGGGGTTGTTCGGGCAGGTTTGGCAGCTGCGCCATAGGCGCATGGCCATGGGGTTGTGGGTGGGCGCTGGGCGCGAGCGGTACTCGCGGCACTGTTCCACGCTGATGGTGCGTTCCTGCGCGGGGCAGTTCAGGCCATCCAGCGCCTGTAGCACCTTCTTTTCGATGCTGCTGGTGGAAGGGCTGGGGTAGCGGTTGGCCAGTGCCAAAGAGACCGCGCTGCGCGAGACGCCGATACGATCACCGGCCATCTTGCGATTGGTGGCGCGCACTTCGTTGGCGAGCAGGGTGATCCAGCGGGGCGGCGCTTCGCCCCAGTTGGAAATATCCACGGCACGGGTGCGGCGAATGGCGTTCATGGCTCGCCCCCTTCGGTTTTGGTGACCCGGCGGTACACCACGGCCCCGGTGTTGGGGTCGTAGAGTTCTTTGGTGCGCCGAATCATGGGGGCCATGGGGCCGGTCCAGTGGCTGGGCACCAGGCGGTAGCGCCCTGGCACGCCAGGGGATGACTCCACGACGGTTTGCAGGTACCCAGCCCGAGAGAGCATCTTGATGTACTCATCAGCGGTGGCTTTGGCGACCGGCACTTGAGGCGTGCTGGCGGCATCGGCTAGCTCTTGGCCGGTAAACGCACCAATGATTTTGAGCGTGCGCCAGAGCTGTTCGCGCCCTGGGGGCGGTGGCAGCGTGCCATCCCGGCGCACGCGGGGGGCTTCCACACCGACATCGCGCTGCAGGAAGTAGATGGCCGTGGTGGCGGGTGGTGCGTCGGGGTTGCGGCGCACCAGGAAGCCGCCTGCGATCAACGCCCGGAGATAGTCGCTGATGCGGCTCTCGCTGAGTTCCGGGTGACGTTTGAGGGCAATACGGATGCCCTGCATGGTGATGATGCCATCGTCTAAATGCTGGTGACGAATGGCGTCCCAGATAAGCTGGCGAGGGGTGACATCTCCCGCCAGTGCGGATAGCGTTTTACGCTTTGCGACGTTCTTGGACGACATGCTCAGCCCCTCCGCGCCGGTGGTTGGCCGGTGTGGATGTCTTGCTCGCTCCACTCGCTTAGGCCCACTGTCTTCCAGCCTTGAGCGCTGGCTTCGGAGTGGATCTGGTAGAGGTTCACCGCCACACGGCGCAGGCAGCCTTTAACACGGTGGTTGATGGCGTCCAGCAGGTCGTCTTCGATGATGATGTCGGGGTAGCTTTTGGCGGCCAGGGCACACACGTCGTCCAGGCTGGCGGCTTGTGCGGGAACCCATTCCAGTACGCGGTTGTGCAGGCGTTCTAGGCGAGCCATGGAGGCAGGCACGCGCTCTTCACCGATCAGAATCAGGGTGCCTTGGCTGGCGTTATAGATGTCCGTTAAAACGTTGGCGGCGGCTTTGTCGATGACGTACTGAACGTCATCAATAATCAGCGGACGGCCAGAGCGGGAGAGCTGCTCGGCGATCTGGTCGACCATTTCGCTCAGTGTCTTCATGGGGATGATGCCCATCTCGCGCAGGATGGCGACCACGAACGCTTTTTTCGTCCAACTTTCGCGGCACTCGACGTAGTAGGCGCGGTGCATGTTGGCGGCATAGGCGGCTGCCAGGCTTTTGCCGTAGCCGCTGGGGCCGTACATGACCACCAAGCCAGGTAGTTCGGGCGGGCGGTTGGCGGCGCTTTCGACAGCGGCGGCCAGTAGGCCAACGTTGGTGAGTGGTACAATGGTGTTGACGCTCATAGTGCTTCCTTATCCAAGGTTGGGGTGTCGTGGGCCGTGGTTCAGACGGCCCGTCGGGTGCGGGTGGGTTGCCGCCCACCTGCATCCATTTCGGTATCCATCACTTTGGCGATGGCTTTTAAATCACTGTGGTGCTGGTAACGCTCGTGCCATTCGCGGGCGGCTTCGGGTACTTCTTTTCCTTGCTGTAGTTGTCCATCCAGCTTCTTCCAGAGCCGATAGCGCTCCATCTTGTTATGGGGTATCTGAAAGCGTGTGCCTTGATCGGCCAGTTGCTTGGCGTAGGCGCGGCCTTGGGCGGCCTGCTTTTCGTCTGATTGGCGGGCGGCGGGGGTAATCGTTCTGAACTCCACATCGCTGCCGGTGACCACCTTGGCTTTTTGCACCAGGCGGTTGAGCTGGCCTTTTTCGCGTTTTTCGGCGGCGCGTTCGATCATGCTGGCGGGCATCGCGGGGGTGGCATTGCCATCCAGTTGGGCATCGCCGAGGTATTCACCGTCCAGGGTGAAGATGCCGACGCAGCCGGTGTCGCGGTAATCCCAGGCCACGCGGATCTCGTCGCCGTGGAAGTCGCGCAGGGCATCCATGAAGTAGACGCCGCCGTTGATACGCACTTCGCCACGGTTGGTTTTGCGCACTTCTTGCGGGCGCATAAGCGAGGCGACCACATCACTGGGTGCGGTGAGCGCTTCGAAGCCTTCGGCCTCGGCACTTTTCCAGGCTTCCATGGGGCTTTGGTGGCGTAGCTTGCCGCTGTCTAAGTCGCGCACTTTGGGCAGCCCTTTGTGGGGCCGGTGGTTATAAACATCCAGGGCGTCGTTCAAGCGCTCGAAGAACTCTTGAAACGTGGGAATAAACGCGGGCTTTAACCCTTGTTTAATATCGCGGCGGCTTAACTTGTGCGCTTTGGTGGCGGCTTCTTTATCCATATCTGCGCCAATAAAGCTGGGCATCTCTTTAGCCAGTTTCACCAGGATGGTTTGGTGGGCGCGTTCAATGACGCCGCGTGCCTGGGAGTTGTAGGGCAGTGAGTGGGTAATGCTGCCCCCCAAGCGGTCGACCACTTCGTAAACAGTGGCGTTGTCAAAGCCTGAGCCGTTATCGACGTAAAATAGGTTGAACATGCCTACGCGGCTCACGGCATCGCGCAGGGCATCCAGCGTGGCCACGGTGGATTCCGCTAGGTTTAAGGCAAAGCCGACGATGCGGCGGGTGCCCCAGTCAATGATCAGCGTGATCTCGGGCCGGAAGGCTTGGCCGGTGAGCGGGTTGATCACTTCGGCATCGAAGGTGTGGCCATCCGCTACCCACACATCGTTGGGCAGTAGCGCGTCGCTGGTGCGGCGCTTGAAGGGCTGTAGGGCTTTCAGTTCGTGGGCACCCATGCGGCCACGCTCACGCGCTTCCGGGCTTAGCTTGGCAAGCCAGCGGCGCACCTGATGTATAGAAGGGTGCGGCGGCTCGGTCTGTTCGACCAGCAGCTGGTAGGCCGCTTCTACGCTGGGCTTTTGCGGCTTCTGGTAGCGCTTGAGAAAGTCACCGGCCCACGGTGGCATGCTCATATCAGCCTTACGGCGCTTGGGGGCAAGGCCACGTTCGCCGTACTTGCGGAAGTCAGCGATCCAACGCTTGAGGGTGCGCTCGCTGAGGGTGCGGGTATCCGTTTTACGGTCGTTGGCCAGCACTACCCGCTGTTTGAGGTAAGGCGTTAGATCGTCGGCTTGGGCGTGAGCGACTAACGTTTCGATGGCGCGCTGCTGGCTGACCATCTTGCTCATGCGTTCGATCTCGCGGACGAACGCGACGCGGGCACCCATCACTTGGCGTTGGGCATCGGTGAGTTGCTGTTGGCCTGGGCGCTGCTCTTCTTGCAGCGGCGCTACGGTGCTAGCAGGCGCAGGGGCGGCTTGGTCGGCCTGTGCCAACAGCAGGGCGTTCTGGGTTTCTTTGGGTAGTACGGCAAAGGCGTATTCATAGCCTCCACCACGCCCCATGCGCTTCTGTGCTTCCCAGCGCTGAGTATTGGCTTTGGCCTTAACACCCTGAACGGTGCCGGGCATGCCTGGTAGCCCGGCCAACTCTTTGGCGGAGTACCAGTTCATACACGCCCCCGCTGGAATAGGCGGGCATTGCACTCTGCGGTAGATTGAGAGGTGCAACCCAAACCCAACCCACCTGTAAGAGGAATGCCCATGAAAGACGACATTGATGATTTTTTAGATGGAAGAAAAAACACGTTTTCCGATGCGGCCGAGGCGCTTTGGCACGCCACAGTAGGCGAGCATGTAGAGATGCTCTTATCTGAAGGCGAAGCGCTCTCACTGGAGTCATTGCGAAACGCCCTGGTAACCACAAAGGAGGACGCAAAGCAGGACAGCTTGATTAAGCTGCGCGCAGTTAAGGCGTTGGAGAAGTTAGATAACATCACTTCCCCTCGCTCTTAAGGGCGCAGCCATAGGCCACAATGAATCCGCTCAAGGTGTGAGCCGCGCTGAAGGTTTGGCTGGAAGCTAGCCAGGCCTGACGAGCGGCCATTTCGGTTGTCACCTTTTGCGGATCGCTGGATAAGTCGCGCAGCAGCTCAGTTACTTCGTCCATGAGTTGCTGCACGCACTTACCCTCTTTCAGCGCCGAATCAACAAGTGCGCGAATTTGCTCCAATACGTTGTCCGCTGGCATAGCTTCCATTTCACGCACGACCTGATCCCAGCGGTGCATCATGGCGTCCAAGTCGCTTTCGCTAAGCTCTACTTCGCTGCCGTCTTCGTAGCGGAGGACGTGGCGAGCAGGTTTATCGCTGTGCCACCACGCGGTGGGGTTATCGTGTTGGCTCATTGCTCTTCTCCCATTAGCTTCTTCAGGCGACGTAGATCCGCGTTCACGCGCTCTTGCACACGCGAGAGCTTCCCGTACTCGGCTGCCAAAGCCTCACGCCCATACGCCACTCGGCCACCGCGCAGATGCACGAGCCAATCGGTAAAGGCATGGCTTTGGCACACCTCTTCCAAAAGCGGAATGCGATAGAAAGGGATGTTGTGATCGGTGCGTGCGGGTGAACTCCAGGCATCCAGCATGTGCTTGGAGACGTCGTCACCGGAGTAGCGGCTCATCTGCGCGGCCACCTCATAGCGGTCAACGGGGCAGTCTTTCAGCACCACGCCCACCAGTTCACTCACTTGGGCGGCATAGTTGCCGCTGCCCGGTGTGGGTGTCACGGGGACAGGTACCTCAAAGATGTCTAGCGTTTGGGTGTCTTTGACGCGCTTCATGGTTACGCCCCCGCCGCCATTTGACGATGCGCTCTAACGTTAGAGCCGCTATCATGCATACTTGATATTGATGCGCTCTTTTCTGCGCGGTTGGGGCGCTGGCGGTTAGGCGTACCATCGTGGTTCCAGCGCTCTGGCCAGATCATGGCGGGCTGCAGGTCGAGTGCCTTGGCAATCGCTCTTTCCATACGCGGATAGGGCG